CGGCTGGAGACCATGCCGAGTCAGCGGCGCGTCAGCTTGCCGCGCTCGGCAAAAAGGTGAAAGTCGCAGCAATCGACGACGCGCCGGAATGTCCTCCGGCTCTGGTCTATCTGTGGAATCTGTTCGCTGAACTCTCGATGGGCCTTGCTTCCAACGGCTTTGGCCCCGCGCTGGTGACCTGGGAAGCGATGAAGGCATGGAGCGAATTCATGGCAATCTCGCTGGAGCCATGGGAAGCGAAGGTTCTCGTTACGCTCGGCTGTATGCGGGCCGATATCGAAGGCGAGGAGCAGAAGAAAAAGGCAAAGGCGAGTGGCAGTTAAGACCCGCATCGATAGCGTTTCGCAGGATATCGGGCTGATCGTCAATGACATGCTCTCGCCGGCGGCGCAGGGCAGGGCCGTTGCGAACTTCGCTCGTGAAGCGATCGCCGAGGCGGACGCCACGAACAAGCGCATCCTTGGGCGTGTCCCGCCACGGACCATCACGGTCGACGGACGCAAGGGCGGCGCGCTGGAAAGCGTCAAGCCCGCGGGCGGGACCATCGTCACCGAGTGGGAGTTGATCAGTGACGTTCTGGGCTGGATCGGTCAGACGCTTCAGGATCGCTCGCCTTTTGTTTCGGGCGAATTCCGTGAGGGATGGGTACTACTCGCCGACGGGCAAGTTATCGACGTCGGAGGACAGACACCGGTTGCCGAGGTTTACACCTTCGTGAACGTCGTGCCCTACGCGCGCAGGATCGAGGTCGGCAAGACGAAATCCGGCCGAGACTTCGTGATTCAGGTTCCCAACCGGATCGCGGAGCGAACGGCGAGGGACGCCTCAGCCCGGTTTGGCAATCTCGCCAAAATCCGCTCCGTCTGGATCAATCTGGCGAACCCTTACAGGCTGAAGCAGGACCAGGCTTCACGATCATTCAAAGGCGGTGTTCTGCGTATCAGCAAGCGACAGCGGCAGGATCGCGTTGCGGGTAGTGCGATCACCTATCCGGCGATCACGGTTTCATTGAAGGCATCCTGATGGCAACGGCTCAAGAGGCAGTTCGTCGATTGACGATCGTCACGTCCGCGCCTGGTGCCGACCAGGCGGCGGCGTCGCTGCGCGGCGTGGCCAAGGCCATGGATGGTGTCACGGTCGCATCGCAGTCGCAGGAAAAGGCGACGCTTTCGCTCGACCAGAAGTTCGCCTCGATCGAGCGCAAATACGTGGCGCAGGTCAGGGCACAGCAGGATTATGAGAAGATCCAGCGTCAGGTGAATGCTGCGGTAGCGCAAAACCCGGCGCTCCAGGATCGCGCCAATGTCGTGCTGGCTGCGGCAAAGGAGCGTCACGACCAGATGACGAATTCGCAGCGGGCGCTCGGCACGGTGACGAGCGAGCTCAATAGCCAGATACAGGCGGCGGCGAATTCCTTCGGCTCGCTGGGGGCGGTCCTGACGGCATTCGGCCCGGTGGGCATTGCGGCGGCTGCCGCGCTTGGCCTTGTGAGTCTCGGCCTCAAGCAGGCGGCGGACGCAGCACTGGCGCTGGCAGAGACTGCGGGAAAGCTGAAAGACTTTTCGGAGACGACCGGCTTTACCGTGGTGCAACTGCAGGCCTTGCAGAAGGCCGGCGCCCAGGTCGGCGTCTCGGCCGATTCCGTCTCTCGCGGGCTGGAGCGGTTTTCCGTGGCCATGGATGATGTGAAGAAGGGCACTGGACCGGCGTTCGAAAGCATCCTCGAGATCAATCCGGCGCTGGCCAAGCAACTCACGCAGGTCAACTCACTGACCGAGGCGTGGGACATCTTTGCCAAGGCAGTCAAGCAGGCCGATCTGGAGCAGTCCAACAAGCTGGCGCGGTCGGTATTCGGCCGGTCTGGCGTCGAGATCACGCGCCTGGCGCGGGCCAATGCCGATGCCGGCGGGCTGACCGGGCTCACCAACCAGTTGAAGGAGATCGACCGCATCACGGCGGCGCAGGCCGAGCGCTGGGACGAACTGGGCGATACCATTGCCGAAAACATGAAGGCGGCGCGTCAGAATATCGTTTCGATCTTTGCCGAGCCGGTGCTGACTGCGACGGAGAAGTTTTCCACTGGCTTATTGGAAGCATCGCGGGCCGCGAAGAGCTTCTCGATGTCAGAGGATCTGAAGACTTACCTTGCAATGGCCGGTCGGGCTGCCCTGAATGCAATTCCCATCGTTGGCCCGGCGATAAATGCGGCGCAGGGCGCGTCCTCGCTCGCCGGATCGCTGGCCCCGGGGCCAATCACAGGGGAAGCCGGTCGGAGCGGGTACAATCGAGGCACGGGCATCGTGTCGAGTGCAGCGGAAAGCGCGGCCGCTGCCGCAACGGCTCAACTTGAGGCGCAGAAGCGGGCACTTTCTGCGTCCATCGCCGAACAGGAGCGCTGGAACGCCGCTCTCGGCGCCGCTGTCACTCCGGCGGAAACCCTCCGGCTTGGTATCGACAAGTTGAAGCTCGCCCTGCTCGAGAACAAGATCAGCGCGGAGCAGGCCGCCAAAGGCCAGGCAGCGCTCAACGCTCAATACAGCTCCTCGCAGTTCTCGACCTATATCGGCCTGCTCGGTCAGGCAGCTTCCATGGAAGAGCAGGTCCAGGCCAAACGCAACCAGATCAACGATGCGGCCCGGCAGGGCGTTAGCCTGTCGAAGGAACAGATTGAGACGCAGCTGCGTCTTACCCAGGCCCAAGCGCTCGGGACCTATCAGATCGACGCGGCGACGGATGCCGAGAAGCTTCGCATCCAGACGCTCTCGATGGGCACGGAAGCGGCGACCTCCTACGCGGTTTCGCAGAGCATCATCAATAAGGCGCTGCAGGACGGCAAACCGCTCAAGGACGATGAGATCGCCCAGATCAGGGCTTCGGCGGATGCCTATGCGCGCGTCAAGGTGCAGGCCGATAAGTATGCGGACGCGGTGAATTTGCTGTCATCAACCATTTCCAGCGGGCTAGTGACTGGTCTGACTGACGTGCTGGATGGCACGAAGTCGGTTAGTGCAGGATTCCAGGATATGAGCAAGATGGTGATCCGGGCGATCGAGGAGATGATCATCAAGGTCATGATCGTCACGCCGCTGGTGCAGGCGCTGCAGCAATCGATCGGCGGTCTCGGCGGATTTTTGGGGATGGGTACGCCAACGCTCAACGCCAATGGCTCGATCGCTGGTGCCGCCGGCCCCACGTCCGTCGGCGGTGCTCCGCTGGTGGCTCATACCGGCGGTATCGTCGGAGGCGACAGCTTGAGCGGTCGCTACGTCCACCCGGCCTATTTCGATGATGCGCCTCGCTTCCACACCGGCGGTATCGCCGGCGACGAAGTTCCCATCATCGCGCGCCGCGGCGAAGGGGTCTTTACACGGGGCCAGATGGCTGCGCTTGGCGGCGCCGCACCAAAGGTGAATGTCATCGTCAACAACAATAACGGCTCCAGCGTCGCCGTGGGCGAGCCGCGTACCACGTCGGATGGCGGGATCGATATTCCGGTGCTGATCGATGCGGCGAGCGCCAAGAACATCGCTAATCCGGGCAGCGCCACGCGGCGCATGCTCGACATGCCGAGGGTGGGGCGGCGCTGATGGTCGATGCCTGGCCGGCAACCCTTCCGCAGAAAGTCCTCAGCGACGGCTTCAGCCAGTCGATCGGCGATGGCCGCGTGCGCTACAAGCCCGATACCGGGCCGGCGCTGACCAGGCGCCGTTCGACCGCCATGCCGAAGGCGATGCCATGCAGCATCGATGTCGATGACGATCAATGGGACGATCTGATCGAGTTCGGGGAGGCGACGCTGCTCAGCTGGTCGCTGCCGTTTACGTTTCCCGACCCGGCTGGAGGCTCCGACCTGCTGGTCAGGTTCGGTGATGGCCTGCCCTCGCGCACTGAGCGGGTGCCCGGAACCTGGCGGGTGCAGATGCTGCTCGAGATACTGCCATGAGGGCAATTTCCCTCAATCTGCGGCAGGAGATGTTTGCCCAGGAATCCGGCGAGGTCCTGATCTTCCTGCTGACGATCAGTCATGCCTCGCTCACAACGCCGATCCGGCTGACGACGGATCCGACCGAGCGCAAGAGCACGGACCCGCTGGTCTACCGCACCATGAGCCGCGGCGAAGAGTTTCTCTATGCCGGCGTCGATATCACGATCCCGGACGAGCAGGACCGCTCGCCGCCGGCGTCGAAACTGACCGTAGAGAATGTCACCCGTGGCCTCGTCCCGCTGGCGCGGTCCATTGCAACGCCGCCATCGATCAAGATCGAGGTGGTCGCGGCCTCCGATCTCGATACCGTCGAGATGACATGGCCGGCGCTCGACATGTCCAACCTGCAATATGACGCGGGCCAATTGGTGTTCGATCTGACGATGGATTCGCTGGTAACGGAACCGTATCCGTCCGGCTCGTTCAACCCGGCCTCGTTCCGGGGCCTGTTCTATTGAGCTTCGATCGCTTCGTCGGAATTCCCTACCTCGACAGGGGCCGCAGCGGCACAGGGTGCGACTGCTGGGGGCTACTGCATCTCGTCTATCGCGAGCTATGTGGGATCGACCTGCCTTCCTACTCCGACCGGTATGTCACCGGCGCCGACCGCGAGGTGATGGCAAGGCTGATTGCCGGCGAGCTCGGCGACTGGACCGAAGTGGTGGAAGGTCAGGAGCAGAGCTTCGATGGCGTATTGATGCGCGAGGGAAAATATCCCCGTCACATCGGGATCGTGACGAGCCCCGGAATGCTGCTGCACGTCCAGAGCGGCCAGACCAGCCGGATCGAGCGGTACCGGTGGGGCGCCTTGAAAAATCGCATCGTCGGCTTCTTTCGGTATCGAGACCATGAATGAACGAGATCGTCAGGCCATCACTGGATGGAGAGATCATTTCGCCCCGCGACATGGTCTCGGTTTACGGCACCACCCATCCGCTCAATGCGGTGGCAGGCGCTCGCGTTCAGTGCCGGGTGCGTGCCGGCACCTCGATCATGGAGATCCTGCTCGAGGCGCTCAGCCATAAGCCCGGCCATGTCCTTCGGGGTGATCTGATCGTTCGGATCGGCGATCATGAAATCCCGCAGGAGAACTGGTCGAGGGTCCGCGTCAAGCCGGGCGCAGTCGTTACGTTCAGTCCGCGGCTCAGCGGCGGCAACAATACGCTGCTCCGCGGCGTGCTTGCGATCGTGATCGCGGTCGCGGCGACGGCCATTGCGGGTCCTGCTGGATCAGCCTTTGCGGCCAGCGCGATCGGAACAAGTATCGGCATCAGCGCCAGCGTCGCGAGCGCGCTGATTGCCGGCGGCATCATGCTGGCGAGCTCGCTGGCGCTCAACGCGCTGTTTCCGGTGCGGCCGATCTCCCCGGTCGGGCCCGCCGGATCGCTCAATTCGATCCAGGGGGCGCGTAACCAGGCCAATCCATTCGGTCCGATCCCCGTGGTGCTCGGACGACACAGGCAGTCGCCGTATCTGGCGGCCAAGCAATATACGGAGATCGTCGGTGACGATCAGTACCTGCGCGCGCTGTTTTGCCTGGGCTACGGTCCGCTTTCGATCGAGGACCTCAAGATCGGCGAGACGCCGCTCGCCTCGTTCGAGGGCGTTCAGACGCAGGTGCTCGAGGGTTTTGACGATGACGATCCGGTCACGCTTTATCCGAAGCAGGTTGACGAAGTCTCGCTGTCCATTGAGCTGGATGCACCGCCCCACTGGGCGTTCGGAGTCAACCCCGGCGACTGGCACACGCAGACGACGAGCGCGGAGACCGACCAGATATCGATCGATGTTACGGCCGTGGAAGGCATCTTCTCGACCGACAAGGATGGCGATGAGATTTATTCCGCTGTGAATGTGAATGCCGAATATCGCGCCGTGGGATCGGTCGGTTCATGGACCACGATTCCGACAATGACGTTCTCGAGATCGCTAGCGCCGACGCGGCGGGGAAGTGTCGTCAATGTAACGCGGGGCCAATATGACGTGCGTGCCCGGCGCGAGACCGGGCGCGGCAATCCCCAATTCGCCAAGGACAAGATTGTCTGGACCGCGCTGCGTTCGATCAGGAACGAGACGCCGATCGATTTTCCAAAGCCGCTGGCGCTGATAGCGGTCCGCATCAAGGCGACCGATCAGCTCTCGGGTTCGATCGATACGCTCAATTGCATCACGACCTCCAAGGTCAAGGCGTTCTCCGGAACGCCATCCGTTTGGAATGACGCGACAACGTCGCAAAACCCGGCGGACCTCTTTCGTCACGTCCTGCAGGGTCCTGCAAACGCGAGGCCGGAACCGGACAGCCGGATCGACGTCGGCAATCTGGAGGATTGGTGGGCCTATTGCCTCGCCAAGGGATTTACCTTCAACCAGGTCATCACCTCGGTCGGCTCGGTCTATGACAAGCTCTGCGACATCGCCGCGGCAGGCCGGGCGGTTCCGACGTTCATCGACGGCAAGTGGGGCGTGATCTGGGATCGACCGGACGATCCGATCGTCCAGGTCTTTACCCCGCGCAACTCCTGGGGCTTTCAGGGCCAGAAGCCCTATGCCCAGCAGCCGCATGGCTGGCGGGTGTCGTTCATCGACGAAAGTAACGGATTTACCGCCGACGAGCGCATTGTCTATGACGACGGCTATGATGAGACCAATGCGACGCTGTTCGAGGGGCTCGAGTTTCCCGGCGTCACCGATCCGGGTCTGATCTGGAAGCACGGCCGGTTCCATATCGCGCAGTCCCGATTGCGTCCGGAGAAGATCAGCCTTTCCGTCGGCTGGGAACACCTCGTCTGCACGCGCGGCGATCGGGTCGAGGTGCAGCATGACGTTGCGCTGATCGGCCTTGCATCGGGTCGCGTCAAAGCGGTTGCAGGGCAGGTCGTCACTCTCGATGAAGAGGTGACGATCGAGGACGGCAAGACCTATGGCCTGCGCTTTCGTGTACCCGGCGACCAACGGATCGTGTCGCGCGCAGTGGATGCCACCGCGGCAGGGGATTACACCAGCCTGACGCTGGTCGGTGATCTCAGTGATGTTACCTCCGGCCTGTTGTTTGCCTTTGGCGAGACGGACCGGGAGACGGCGGTCTATCGCGTCCAGGGTATCGCGCATCAGAGCGATCTGGTCGCAACGCTCACGCTGGTGGACGATGCGCCGGAAATCTCGCTTGCCGATCAAGGCGAGATCCCTGCCTACACGCCGAATGTCACTATCCCGGCCGATCCGTTCACGCTGCCACCGCGCGATCTGCGCTATCTGGAACTGATCGATGGCCGGGGAGCTACTGCGCGCGCGCTGGTGCGGCTGTCTTGGCAGGTCCCGCGGTTCGGCAATATTGCCTCGTTCCAGGCGCAGCTACAGGACGTCGATAATGGTGACGTCTGGGTGACGGCCGGCACGGTCGTGCCGCCGGCAACGTCGATCGACGTGCCGATCTCGCGCGCGGGAGTGTTTTCCTTCCGCGTGCGCTGCATATTCAGCAACGGCACGGTGTCGGCATGGGCGACACTGTCAAACCTCAACCTGGCGGCCCTGTCGACGCCGCCGGCGGACGTGACCAATCTCCACATTCGTAGTGTTGACGGCCAGACCGTGCTCGACTGGACCATCGTCGATGACCAAAGGTCGATCAACTATGAGATCAGGAAAGGCAGCAGCTGGGATACCGGTCTTGTGGTGGGCGATGCGGTGGCGCAGCCGCCCTGGGCGTCTACTGGCGACGGAACCTACCATGTCCGCGCCTATGTGCTCTCTCCCTTCAATGTCCGTATCTATAGCGAGAATACCGCCTCCATCACGGTCGTGGACTCCATCATCTCGCGCAACATCATCATCTCGAGGGATGAACAGGCGGATGGCTGGCCGAGCGGGCTCGACGGCGGGGTGATCGATGGCAGCTTCATCCGGACCGATGGTTCTACGCCAATTGCGACGCCCTGGGCACAGGAGGTCATCGATCAGTTGGCGCTCGCTGGCGTAGACATCACGATCTATATCTCGTCGGAAATCGTCGATATTGGCCGAGCGGCGGAATGCCGCTTCTGGACGGAATATGAGGCGTCAGGCGTTCTGCAGGTCGCTGACTTTCTTGGCCAGACTGACGTCCTCAGTTCGGGCGACATTCTCGGCACCTCTCCGACCCGGTTCATCCGGGCATTCCCGATCTGGCGATTTGCGAGTGAAGGCGACAATGACGTGTTTGCTCCGACGGACGTCTTCAACCCGCCCGATGTGTTCGCCGCCGATATCGATTGGGGCGACTGGGTCGCCATCGCCTCCGGCACCCGCGTATCGAGGTATTTTCAGTCCGGCTTCGTGCTGATCACGGACCGGGAGGATACGGATGCGACCGGGACCAAGTTCCGATGGTTCGTCGATGTGCCAGATCGTACCGACGACTACACCGAGCTCGCAGTGCCGGATACCGGGCTGAGCGTCACGTTCTACACCGGGGGTTATGACGGCACCGCCACGCCCGGTGCCACGGCAACGCCCTTCAACGGCGGGCCGAACGGCGCCGATGTTCCGCATGTGCAACGCGCGATCGTTAACGGTACCGACGGCGACGAAGTCAAGATCACGAACCTCACACTCGCCGGCTGCACGGTTAACGTCGTCAACGCCGGCGTCAATGTTACGCGATCCGGCGTCAACCTGCTGGTTCGCGGCTACTGAAGGTGGTTCCTACGATGAATATCTTCCGTGCACTTACCATCGCTCTGGCGCTCTGCGCGACGCTGCTGCCGCCTCGAGCATTTGCCGCGCAGAACGAGCTCGTCCCCCCGACGGCCGGTATCTATACCGGTGTCCAGTTCTCGCAGCTGATCGGTGATGCCTTCCGCTCGCTTGCCAGCTGCAACAAGGGCGCCACAGCGCCGGCGAATGTCGGCGGCACGGCGGTCGACGGGCTGTGCTGGATCGACGATTCCGCGACGCCATGGACCATCAAGATTTACGTCAACGGCGGCTGGGCGACGGTCGGCGCGCTCGATCCGACCGACAGCAGTTATGCCGGCGTGGTCGGCGGCGGTATCGGTTCGATCAACTCGGCCTCCACCACAAATCTCGGTTCCGTCCCGCAGGCCAGCGTCAATGTGCTCGGTACCACGACAATCACCGGTTTCGGGTCGGCCGCGCCGACCGGAGTGGTAAAGTTTCTGACCTTTGCCTCGGCGCTGACTCTGACCTATTCCTCGGCGCTGCCGGTGCCGTGTGGCTTCAATCTCGTCACCGCGGCCAATGACCGGGCAGTCGTGACGCATCTCGGGTCCGGCAACTGGGCCTTCATCAGCTATCAGCGCGCGAGCGGCATCCCGGTTGACTGTGCGTCCGTCGGAAAGATCGAATACGGCATCGTGGAATCGGTGCCCGCAAACCACGTCGCAGGGTATGGCCAGGCCCTGACGCGGACGTCCTATCCGGCCTATGTCGCCAAGGTGACGCGGGCGCAGAACGGCACCAGGACCAGCGGCAACGCGACGATCGCGAGCGTTGACAATACCTCAGGACTTGGTGCCGGCATGCCGGTCGAGGGCGCGGGCATCGATGCGGGCTGCACGATTGCGAGTGTTACGTCGAATTCGATCACGCTCAACTCGGCGGCTTGCGTGACGAGCTCCGGGACGTCGACCGTCACGGTGTTCCTGACGGGTTACGGGACAAGCGGTTCAAGCTCGACGGTCGGAGTGCCGGATTGCCGTGGCCGCGCCATCGCCGGCCGCGATGTTGACACGCCGGGATCTTTCGCTGGCCGCCTGACGTCGAGCTATTTCGGCGCGGACAGCAAGATATTCAACGTTGCTGGCGGCGCAGAGAGTCAGACGTTGACATCGGCGCAAATGCCGACTCACCAGCATGACGTGTTTCTGAAGGACCCGGGGCACACTCACACCGTGACGAACCAGCCATTCTATACCAACAATGTAGCAGGCAACCTGGCAGGCGGCGTTGGTGCAGGTGTGGCGAACATCGGCATCAGCACCAACACGACCGGCATGACCATCGGCTCAGTCAATGGCACCGCCAACGACAACAAGACCGCGAGCGCCGGCAGCGGCGCCGCTCATGCAATCACGCAGCCCACCCTGATCGCCGAATGCATAGTTCGCGTCACGCCGTGATCTTCTCCTAGCCTCAACCGGAAAATCTACCATGAAACTTTCCCGCCTGACCGGCGCGATCGGCGCCGCAGTCCTGCTTGCTGTTCTGCCGGTCCGCGCCGCAGAACAATC